TGCTTTGGATGCCGCGAAACCCGCCTTAGATCTACCTAAAACCATGTTGGATGATGAACCCAAGGTGGCTGTGAAACCCGACTTAAATTCATACGCGCGAGCGAGTGAATATTTGTTGGGCAAAACATTCACTTTTGTAGATAAGGAGGTGCAGGCTAAATGGTTAACATGTGCTTCGAAGCAAGTGCATGTGTTGCAACTTGGATCAGAATTCAAGTCTGCTTTTTCACCATTAGATGTAAGACCTGACTGCAGCAAGTCTGTAAAAATAATACATTATGACCCATTACTCATCAAGGCAACATGGCGTGTTGAAACTTGGTGTAATTTGTATGGAGCAGAGCAATGCTTCAAGTCACAATGGTACAGATCGATTTGTGATAATCGCTTGTCCGGAACAGAATGTTATATGACCATCAGTGCTGAGCTGCTGGCCCAAATATGCTGGTCCGCCAATCTTGATTTCACCATGTCACCGAAGACGGCGTGGGGTAGAATCAAGGCGGTTGCTCGTGCCGTGTCCACAATCAATATTGATCGATATGTGTTCACAGGTTATGTGTTGGCCCACACTTGCAATGTAGCTTTTTTCCTACATTTAGCCAACATCCACAACAACCGAGAATTTTTAAACTGTTGGGGCCACCCCCTGACCGGCTCCTCATGCTTGGAGCAAGATATGGAGAAGTATGCCAAGACCCATTGCCCACTGTTAAAGGTGGAACAACCATCGTTGTTAGAGAGTCTCGCATTACTACCAGCTCGCAGGTTGGTAAGGTGGTGGCCGTCAACCTTAGATGTGGTGTCGCCAATTATTGCAACTACCACGTCGATCCGAACGACTCACCGTCAATTGTTGCCGGCTTTATTAAGCGGGTTGCAGTCAATGTCGGTGGAGGCGATAGATATTTACAAGGAGAGTTTTTCGCATACGTGCAAGATTGGGTTAAGAGTAATCTCACCCCTCTGCCGGTCGATACAGACTTTACCTTGGAAGGATGGCTTGCTGAGTGCCGTTATCCCGAATGGAGAAAAACCCAGCTTAGGGACACGTATAACCAATTCGTGCTCCCTTCTTTTAAAGACCGAACCCTCTGCAAATCTTTCATTAAAGATGAATTCTACGACGGAAATAAGTACGCTCGTACAATCAACGCCAGGGCAGACTGGTTTAAAGCCTTTAGTGGCCCGATCTTTAAAGCCATTGAACACAACATCTTCAAGATGCCGTGCTTTGTTAAATACATACCGGTGTCCAAAAGAACCAGATACGTCGCCAAGAAGCTTGTTGGTGGTGGTTTTGTATCCACTTCTGATTTTAAGTCTTTCGAAGGTTCTTTTTCACCGAAGATGATTCGTAGTTGTGAGGGCGTAATGTACAAGCATATGCTTGGAAACTGCCCTCTACAATTTGCTCAAATGTGTGAGA